TGGGACAAAAGGAGTTGCAGGATATAATAAAAGTGGGACTACTTTAGCTAGTAAATTACGTAATTTAAAAATACCTTATGGTAAAGTTTTAAACCACCCATGGTTTTGGAAAGGCATTTCTAGAGGCCTTATGGTACCTGATGCTATAAATCTTGTAAAAGGAGCAGTTCATCAAAAAGGAACACCTGTGTCTGATGCTTATGAACCTGTATTTGGTCCTGACCCTAATGCAGGTATTATGCAACAATATGGGGCTTTTCCTAGAGCGCAGTTATTTTACAATGAGGGTATTGACCCTGTGTTTGGGGCAAAATGGTTTGACAGTTCTCATGTAAAAAGCATGAAACAACAACAACAAGTGTANGATGTAATGCAAATATTAAAAGAAGATGCAGACTACATGGGTGGATTTCCTACGGAAAAAGAAATACGTTTAAAAGCAAAAAATATTGTAGAAGGAAAGAAACATAATACATGGCAACGTAAACAACTTAGTTCATTCGGTCCTGTTTAAAAGACGGAGTGTAATATAATAATAAAGAATATAAAAAATAATTTTATACATATATAAACCAAAACAAGTAATATTTTTGTAAGATGACAGACCCAAACAACAAATTAGATTTTAGTGCAATTTCCTTCGACGATATGTTGGGGGAAGGATTGGACACAGCTTCGCAAGAAGCTGAAACAGAAGTACTAGAAGTACCAGAAGAAGAGCTAGTAGATGAAGAACTAGAAGAATTAGAAAATCTAGATCCCGATGAACGCGGAGATGAAGATGCAGATGACGATGAAGATCAGTACGAATATGATGAAGACAATGAAACTAGTCTTGAAGACTTATTAATTTCTGATCAAATTTCAGACGCTTTAGGACTTGAGTTAGAAGATGAATATGATGATACTGTGGAAGGATTAACAAATTATGTAAGAGATATGTCTCAAGAAGTTGCTCAAGAGCAGCTAAATAATTTGTTTGAAGAATACCCTGAAGTGCAACGTCATCTTGATTACATTGCTGCAGGAGGAGATCCTAAACAATTCTATGCATCTCATAGTCCTGAATCAGATTATTCTAACATACAAATGTCAGAAGGAGACATTTCGTTACAACGAGCAATGCTCGGAGAATATTTTAGAGCAAAAGGACATGAAGATGATTTTATTATGGATGTAGTAAATGATTACGAAGAATCTGGCAAACTGTACGGAAAAGCTACTTTAGCTCAAGAAAAACTTTCAATTCTTCAAGCAGCAAACAACGAACAGATGTATGCTCAGCAACTAGAACAGCAACAACGAAACGAACAAATTCAAAATGAGTTTTGGGATGATGTAGCTCTTACTATTTCTGAAGGAAACGAATTTGCAGGTATACGCATACCTGATAATAATAAACAAGATTTTTTTGATTACATATCAAATCCGATAGATGATCAAGGAAATACCCAACGAGATATGGATTACTCTGAAGCAGATGTAGACATTAAACTTGCAATTGATTATTTAATGTATAGTGGTTTTAATCTTTCTGATATTATTGATACGAAAGCTCGTACCAAAAGTGTAGAAAATCTTAGATCACGTATTCAAAATAATGAATCACGAGCAAAAAGTGCACGGAAAGCTCAACGTAGTCAAAAAACATTTGATCCAGATACACTGGACATAAACGCGCTTTTTTAAACAAGCAATCTAACTTTTAAATATATATAATCATGGCATTGACTAATGTACTAAAGACGTACTACAATGATTCGCAGATGACTGATACCAATTCATTGGTCAATGCGTTAATGGAAAAGCCGGAAGAGCTTTCTCCAATTATCACGCACCTAGCCGGGCGTGAAGAAAAAAAATTCCCACTATCATTTATGACAGAGGGAGTAGGTAATACTAAATCTATCGATCGTTTTGAATATGAGTATCGTGTTAAAACACACGAAGTAAATGTTCGTCCGGTCGTAGCTGCTTCTGGTACAGGAGCTGCTGGACAGACTTTTACAATTACTTTCCCAGATAAGTGGTTTGTATTCCCATACACTCTTGTTTCTGAGAGTGGGGCATTAGCTCGTATTATGGAGCAACCTGTTTCTACTTCAGGAGGGTATAAGTACACTATGAAATTAGTATCTCCGGATCAAGCTGCTTTAGCTGATACGGATACTACTGGCGATTTAGCACCTGGTGCTATGTGGGGTCAGCTATATGCTAACGTAGGAGTTGACTTCTCTCGTGGAAATGCTTCTAACTGGAGTGCGCCGGGCTTAGTTCGTTCTAAGATTGGTACAATTCGTAAGTCATATCAGTTCTCTGGTAATGCTCGTGATTACGTTGCTCAGTTTTCTTTGCCTTTGAAAGATGGTAAAACTACTAATTTGTGGATGGATTACGAAGAGTATCGTCACATGCTCAAGTTTAAGGAAGAGTGTGAGATGTACTACTGGTATGGCCAGAAGACTCATGACTCTACAGGTCGTACTAATATGGTAGACGAGAATGGACAGCCAGTTATTTCTGGTCCTGGTTTATTCGAGCAGATTATCAACAAAGACACTTACTCTACCCTAACACAGGCGAAGATTGAGGACGTTATTGGTGATTTATTCTACGGTATGACAGACGCTACAGACAAGCAAGTTACTCTATACACTGGTATTGGGGGAGCTCGTGAGTTTGATAAAGCTATGCGTAACTACTACAGTTCTAGTACAGGTACTGGTTCTGCAGGAACTGGTCGAGGATATCTTCAGACTTCAGAGTCTAAGTTTATCACTGGAAGTGGGCGTAGTTTAGGAGTTACTGGTTACTTCACTTCGTACGATCACATTGATGGTCACACAGTAAATGTAGTTAAAGTTCCTTTGTTCGATCATGGTCCTGTTGCTCAAGCTTCTCGTAAGCATCCTGAGTCAGGTCTTCCAATGGAGTCGTACAGAATGACTTTTGTTGATCAGTCTACTTATGATGGTGAAAATAACCTTCAGATGATCAATAAGAAAGGTCGTGAAATGTTGCGTTGGGCTGTTGCCGGTTCTGTAATCCCAAAGGGATTCTCTGGTAATGATTCTCGCGCATCTGATATAGACGGTGCTTCCGTGCATATGTTAAAGACAGCTGGTATCCTGCTTCGCAGATTCGATACTTCGCTTGATCTAACTTGCACTGCATCGTAATTTGTGTTTGGTTTGCATAGGGGGGAGGGCAAAGGCTATCCCCCCATTTGCATTAATATATATACAGTATTGAGTTATTCTTTAACTATAAAAGAACAACTTAGTTATTCTTTCTAAACTTTAAAAGAACATTATAATGAGAAAAATTTACGTTAGGCGTAAGGAGACCACAGGTTTCCTACCGAAGGAGGTCCTTGTTGGAGCTCGAGTTACAATTGGTTCTATCTATGTAGGACGACAGCCACTCAAAGGAGTGGAAGGTGAAGAAGCAAAAAAATATCTACCAGATATTATTGGCTTACCTCATGACCATCCAGATTTCCCATCAAGGGTAAAAAATTACTGGGCTAGTCTAAGTGTTAAAGTCCCATTTGCAGGAAAAGAACTTAATATCGCTACTAGCGAAGATGGTACTCCTGAAAATATTGAAGATTACATCACATACAAATGGTGTATGAAACATAAACAAGTAGCGGACAGTAAAGAAGAAATGAACAAAATTGCTGGTAAACGATTTTATATATATGATCCCCAAAAAGATCTATTAAAAAAGAATAAGCTTATCCAAGTTTCAAAAGACGCAGATAAAGAGTTTCTTAAAGCCTCTACAGATGTAGCACGGATGAGACGATTGTTAAGAGTACTTAATAATGCTAATCCAGATAAACTTACTAATTTAGAAATAGAAAATAATCTTTATGAGTATAAAACTAAATTTCCTGCTAAGTTTTATAAAGCAGCTCTAGATGCAAATCTAGATCTTAAAGATGAAATTGCAGAAATGATTCAAAAAGATATTATTCGTAAAATAGGTAATCAACATATTCACGGAGACGAAACTCTTGGTGAAGATTTAACTGATACAATGACGTATTTTAAAAATAAGAAAAACTCTGGAGCAGTAAACGCACTACGAGCAAAACTTAAAGAAGTAAAGTGACAGTAGAAGAGATGCATATTGCAGTCAACCTGGGGGTCCAAAAAATTGGGTCTTTCCAGGTTGACAACCTCTTAGTTGAGGAAATAGACCATGAGTTAAATTTAGCTCAACGTCGTTTCATTAAGCAGAGGTATTCTGCTATGTCTAATACTAAACAAGCAGGATTTGAACAATCTCAAAAAAGACTTGACGATTTACGTAATCTTGTAGAAGATTTTTATAGTCCTTATCCTAGCTTTATGGGATCTATATATTCTACAAGATCTAATAAAGACATATTTGCATTTAGAACAAAGTTTCCAACAGACTATATGCATTTAGTTAATATAAGAGCTAAAGTATTTTACGTATGTAAAAATTTAACAGTTCCTTTTAAAAGTCAAAAACTTGAAAATTATTATTTACGCATTAATATTACTTCCCCAGAACGTGGTTACAAACTTGTAGACATTCGAATACCAAATGCAACTTTAATACCAGTTTCTGTTAAAGCAAATAGCGGGGGTATTACTATAGACGATCTTAGAAACGGAGTATACGGCGCAGGTATTCAGCCTTCCCTTTCTCCAAATGATGGATTTACTGATTTAACTTCTCCTTCTATTACAGCAGATTCTCCTGTAGCAGATGCTAATGAGATTTTTCTAAAAAGAGCTAATAAATTTTCTCAAAGCCAACATGTAAATTCTTTTGGGGCTTACGCTTTATTAGTATGGAAAAATTTACAAACTGAAGATGAAATTATTATTAATGTTAATCAAGGTCCATCTATTGTTGAAGAAAACCGTAGAATTATTACTCCTGAAATTATAGAAGAGAATCCAGAAATTGAATTAAAAAGAACACTTTGCAAGTATTCTCAACATGACGATTTGTACGCTATATTAGATGATCCATTTAATTCTACAAAAAGTTCATCTCCTTTGTATACAATACAAGAAAATTTTGTAGATTTGTATACAACTCAAGAATTTATCACACAAGATATATTCATTAAGTATTTACGGAGACCAGCCCTTATAAGTTATAGACGAGGGATTGGTTCCGAACTGTCAGAACATACTCACGACGAGATCGTAGAGATGGCAGTTAAAAGCATTTTGGCAGGCATCGAGTCTCCAAGATATCAGTCACAATCTAACGAAGTTTTAGAAAGTGAATAATTTTTTTTATTAATCATGAAAATATAAATAATCATGAATCAAGTTTTTATTTCGAATAGTCTTACTCCCATTATAGAAAGTGCTGGGCCTACAACATGGGCTTCTCTTGCTCATACTACAGCTGCAGGTGATGTTCACGCAACTGCAATGATGGGCATATGGTCACCAACTAAGCAATTGTTTTTAGACGGTAGTACTGCAGCTCTTTCACTTATTGCACCAGACAACGTAGCTAAGATTGTAGCTGCTGACGGTACATGGGTTTCTGATGGTATTGGGGAAGCTGGTGATATTGCAGCCAATCAACATGCTATCACAACTCAACCTACTAGCCCACAATGGCTAAATAGTGAATTTCAAATTGTTCAGGCTATGCCGAGCGGCAACCCAGTTGCTTCTCCAATTATCCGAACTAGTCAAGTTAAAAGTCTTATTTGGCAGCCTTATGTTGCCCCAGCAAAGCACAAAATAGATCTCAAGACAGATGCAGGTGTTGATGTTGGTGGAACAGTTGCAACAACTGATGTAATAACAATTGTTTTAAATGTTAGATTTCCGCAGGATATTTTATTCTACGAGTCTCAAATTAACCCAACAGGAGCAATTAGCGGTCTTACTCCTACATTGTCTGCAGCTTTTGATAATCCAAAGCGTGTTTACAAAATAGAAGTTGTAGCAGGAAGTGCAACAGCTACTACTGTTTCTGACACTCTTACTACTAATATCAATGCTCACGGTACACTAAGCAAGCTTGTTACAGCTAGTAATGGTACTAATGGGGTAAACTTAGAGGCTAAGTTATTTGGTATGGTGTTAGACTGCAGCTACCTTAAAGAAGGCACTGTAGTTTCTACAGGTAAAGTTGTCGATGTTACCGATATGACTGTTGGTGCTGGATCTTTTGCAGAAGCTCTTGGTGCTGAAAAGAAAGCTCAATACTCGCAAGGTCACTTAAACAGAATGTACCTTCCAACAGGTGGAGTAACTAGCGCAACAGCTACTCCTGGATCTGCTGGTACGGGATATGATAGACTTATTGTTGAGTATGTTAATGCAACTAGCTCAATGCCTGGCTTTAATAACGGTGGTAACACGAGTCGAGCTACTATATACACTCCAAACGATACTTCGTTTGCAGCTGAAGCTACAGGTATAGACTATGAGGAGGTATGGGGTCTTAGTAGACTTGATAGTGACGCAGCTGCTACTGCAGTTGAGTACAACTGGTAATAATTAATCTATAAATTAATGGGGGTACAATTGGGTACCCCCCTTAATACTTTTAACTCATGGCATCAAAATCTATATACAGCGACACTAAACTTAGAGTAAGAGCTTCTAATCTCACTGCAAGGCAGAGATACACAGTAGAATTAAAAAATCTTTCTACAGGAGAATCAAAAACTTTTAAGCAAAAAAGTATAGGTACGTCTTTGCACAAAGTAATTCCATTCAAATCGGGGGGAGTAGTGCAAACAATTATTAAAGACGCGCGTGGTAAAGTTGTTAAGAAAAGCAACTCAGTAGGTACCGCAGAAATAGATTGCTGTATAGCAAAACTTGTACATGATGCAATTAATTGTACTTGTAAATGTAATAAATGTGTAGAAGATTTAAAAAGAGCAGAAACTATTTACCTTCTTCTTGAATCTGCTAAACACGAAGCACTTGTATTAGGTAACTCACAAATGTCTTCTGACAAATTTTTAAAAGCTCGAGAATTGTGTACTGAGGTTTGCGCTTGCGGCTGTTAAATATAATAAACTATGGCATTAAAAGGAGGTAGACACTATGTGGTAATTCCCACATTAATAGATATAGAGGCAACTTCTCTATTTCCCGCAGCTTCAACAAGTGTGTATTGTCCATATAGGACGTTACCAGATCATGTTGGATTTTCAGAAATAGGATACGATGGTTCTCAATATTTTGGAACTAAATCTTTATTTAAAGAAATAGTAGGTATAGTCCCAACTAAGTTATGGGATTACCACACAAATGCTTTTATAACTCTTTCTGAAGCTAATTTATCTACTTATATAAATAAGATTAAATACAATTACCTTGTTGATGGCCACAAAGTAATAACTATTGTATATAATCAAGCTGCATTTAATAATGTTTTTAAAGAAATAGAATTTAAAATATTATTTGACGACGGAGAATACCATACAGTAAAACAAGCTATAGTACATTCTGAATGCATGAATGAGTTTGGGGTAGAAGTTGATTACTCCAATCTTTTTACTTTCGACGCATCTGCGAGCCCGGTATATGCACCTACAGACCGTAGTGCTAATAATATGGGGAACATAAGAGTTCTTAGTGATAGTAAAAAAATAATTTTTGACACTTACGCGTACTCAGATAAAAAGTTCGATACTCCTGAATACCTTAATAACAATTCTAATTTTTTCCAGGTTGCTTATCATAATCAAGATCTTTTTCCTGCAGCAAGTAAAAATATAACTATTAATATCCCAGGTACAGGGAACGTTTTTTTTACAAATGATAAATGTCTTTGGGAATTTAGACAATCTTCAAGAGCTATTTATAATGCTAATAGTTCTAGTGGAATTAGTAGAGGAACGTTAGGAAAAGATATAAACCCATTAGGAGATATTTCGTTTATACCTACTAATATGAGTGCTAATGGAACTCATTCAAATAATGGATACAGAGATCTACGATTTATAAGTAGTAATTATACCCCACTAAATAGTCAATTTATATTTAGTAATCTTGGCGGTGATTTTATTTCGGATCAAGCCCCAGATGCAATACAAACTCAGTTTGATAATAATAACGCTAATAATCAAATGATTGGGGTATTAAGAGGTTTTGCAGCTACAAGTAATGAAACAATAAATGCAAATTCTTGCAATGCGTTTTACTTACCAAACACAGCAAGTGAAAGAAGTAATGGGGATACAAGTAGAACTTTTGATGGAGTTATATTTTCTGTATCAAACTGGAATGGGAATATTGATACTGATAGTAATGGGACTATAGAAGATGGTATGGATACTGGCAATGAAGTATTAAAAAGTCTTGCTACTTCTTTAGTATTTGGAGGAAATTCCTATAATTGGCCTTCTGATAGAGTTAGTCCAAATACTATAGCTAGATGGAAATTCTCAGGAACTAATGACAGTGCGCATTCTTTACTTTTACTTAATTTAATATCTCCTCAAGATTTTATTAGTAATTATATTCTTGGCAGACATGCTAAATATCTTAGCAGACCTCATCATTTAGGAGCAGATTTAGACTTAGAACATAATAAACTTCAAGCTTCTTTAACTGCGTCTATATTTAGAAAANACANTCATCCTGAGTTTAATCAATATANCGAATCTATACCTNCTGGACAGCTTCAANTTNNAAATCAAGGTCTTCAGGTAAATAAAAATGATCAGGGCGGGAAAAGAATTGTAGCTATTCCATATCATTACTACGTTGATGCTTATCAACCTATTACTTTAGGTTTAGGTTTAGGAGGTATATTTCTTCAAAATCAAGTTGCTCAAGTTGATGAACTATACAAACCATATTTGTTTGGGAGCGTAGGATTTGGAAGTTCTGTATTGCCTGCAGCAAATGGAAATTCTACAGTATACCTTAATAGTAGTACTACTGACTCTACTTTTGTAGCTGAATATTCTTTTAAAACTTCTAATAATTTCACAGCAGTTAATATATTTACTGCAGCTTTTCAGTATGATAATTTATCTAGTAAAGTTTCCCCAAGTGCAGACAGAAATTCAGTATGGTACTCACAAACTCACATTGCGGAACCATTAGGTTTAAGTATTGGTACAGCAAATCTTTTAAATGAACCTAGTGCGCAAGGCAGTGTGATTGCAAATAGTATTTATAATAATAGTGTTAATGATTTAACTTTAGCTTTTAATGGCACACACGAAGACATAAGAAGCGTAGTAACTCAAACTGGGATAAATGTATTACTTGACGGAGATGTAAGAAAAGTGTACTCAAGAGGGTGTTTAAACATGGATCGAGGAAGATCTGTTTCTGATCCTCTTGGTTTTGAATTAGATCTTTTAATTACTCCTGCACTTACTAATACAAATATTGCAGTAACAGAATTGCAATTTAAATCAGTATATGGTGTAGGACAAACGAATGTACTTACCTCTCAGGTTCTTCCTTCTCTTGTTAATGCTACTGTCATTGATTGCGGTTGTGAAGGCATTATTAATAATATTCAATGGGATGTTGCTGGGGGTGCTGGAGCTGCTACTGTAGCAGATAATGCTCTTGATATATTTAGAATTAAATACACACCTGGAAGAAATTCACTTGATAATAGTTTATTTCCTATAAACACTTTAGATTTTTCTCAAAATACTTCAGTAACCGTATCTGATACGGATTCTGATCACAGAGTGTTAACAGTTAATTTGTCAGGAGATGACCCATCAGATTTAGACAGACCTCTTGTAGATGTAGAAGTTGGAAACTTTAACTGGGACAATACAAGTAATTATATTTCAACTATAGAAATTGCAGGACGTGAAAACGCAGTTTTACAAATAGGATCTGAGGATGATTCTCCAGGTTTAAATGATTTAAATTTTTCTCCACAATTATTTCAATTTGTAGCTTTAGGAAACATATTAGTAGAGGGAGGAGGAGTTGAAGTTGATGTGCCTGGGTGTACAGATCCTACTGCTTCTAACTATAACCGACTAGCTACTGTAGATGATGGTACTTGCATTTCATGTGACCTTACTGGTACAACAGGTTGGGCAAATCTATTAAATTATCCAGCTCTTAGTATTACTACTATATTTCCCCAACCTTCTATTACAGCAGCAAGTCAACCCTTTGGAATGGCTGATTGGTATGCAGATGCAACTTATCAAAATGGAACTTGGGTTGCAGGTCAAAAAGGTAATGCTCATAACTTCTGGGGACCAAATTTAACTGCTGCTCTAACTGACAGCGGGGGTACTGCAGTACCGTATGGAGATGATTTTGGGGATGATGCAAATCCTTATACTTTTTTCATGTTTAAATCAGCTGTTACGCCAGATTTTTTAAATGCTAGTACTAATGGTGCGTTTGGGGCTTTACTTACTTCACTTATTGCAAATAATAATTTTACACCTGCTGCGTGGAATTTAGTTTTTTACAATATAGAAGATTGGGAAGGAACTGATTCAGCACAATGGAATACACAATATGATGTTTCTCCTGATGTTTCTGCTGAACAAGCAATACCTATTTTAAATTTTGCTACTAATCCTGGTATAGGATCTATGCAAAATCAATCTACAAATCCTTTACTACCTACTTTTGCTAGTTTTACTGCAAATCAATATCCAGGATCAGACAATCTTTATGGATGGGATCCTAACTCAGCAACATTTTTAGAAGATCCAAATGTGCAATCTTTTTTAAAGCCTGGAAAACATTATGTAGCACTTCTTGTTCTTTCAATTGCAGACATGGTTGGGGGCTACGTAGATCCTGAAACTAATGTTTCAATAGATTGCAACAAAACTGTAGCTGTACCATTTAATTTTTGGGTTACTTTTTGCGGATGTGATATATTTAACGCAGAAAATTACGTAGGAGATTTATTTACATATCCTTGGAGTTCTGGGGGTGAAAATTCTACACCTTTTCCTGCAGGATATACAAATAATGAAATATGTACAACAAGTGCAGGATCTAAAAAAATTAAACAATTTGTAGATGATCCTTCAGGATTTTGTATAATACCTGATCCATTTTCTTGTGATAATTTTTTAGATGCATGTATAGAAAGTATAACTCCTGAGTGCATACCTTCTGGAGAACTAGGGGTTAACATATTTAGCGGAACTATAAATGTTTCTGTATATGGGGCTTTTACTGGTTTTGAGTTTGATCAATATGCATTTATAATTGGGGGAGAGTTACTTCAATTTGAACTGTATCTTCTAGAAGGTGAGTATACTGAAGGTCAATCTTTAGTAGCTGAAGAAGGGTTTTATTATAATTTTGCATCAGTAGAGGATTACCAAGCTTTTGGATTTGACCCAGCTTTTAACAATCAACTTTTACTTTCATTTACTAATCTTCCTCAAGGAACATATACAGCAGTTCTAGTTCAAACAAATACTTTTTCTTTCCAAGAAAACCCATGTCCTCCTTTAGTTCTTACTCTTACAACTTTAGTTTTAAGCGGGGGTGGAGATTGTCCTGACGATGTAGTAGGTTGTACAGATACAGATGCTATTAATTATGATCCAAATGCTACTCTTGGTTGCCCGAATAATGATTGTTGTGAATATGTAGACTGTGAAGATTTATTTATAGATGGTCAAATAAATACAATTAGTACAACAAATACAATATTAGATTGTGTTTCAACTGAATTAGAAGGATCAGATCCTGTAGTAAATGTAAATATACTTGTAGACCAAAGTATTGGATCTTTTACAATAACAAATTATGATGAGGTATCACTTAATGATTTTGCAACAGGTACTTTTGTTGCAGCTTATTGTCAAGTATTTGGAGGGAATTCTGGGGCAGCAGTAAGTAATATATTAGATATGTTTCAAGGTCCTCAAAATGCGGATATATTAGATACTACCAGAGAATCAACATTAGCTATAATAGCGGGAGACACTACAATTGGGGGATTTCTCCCATTTGCAAATGGACTGCCTGTACTTACAAGTAGTGGTTTTGTAACTCCGGGTTTAAATACAGGTTATTATGCAGTTATGCTTATTCCTGGATTTACAGATGTAGTAGGAGACGATTGCACTATTCAGATAATAAACAATTTTGACAGTTTAAGTTTCTTTTCTATAGGTTCTACTTTAAATTTTGATGATTGTCCTACCCCATGTAATGATCAAACAAATCCAGAGGATTGTCCTGATGCTGTTCCTGGGTGTATGGATGAAAATGCAACTAATTATAATCAAGATTGTGCAGGTAATACGGTTGTTGCAACATATGATGACGGTTGTTGTAACAACGAAGGACAAGGCGAGTGTGATCAAAATGCAGAGGCTGATGGATGTGAAGATTGTACTGATGATGTTTCTTCAGGACTCCCAGGACTTAGAGATTGCGATGAAGCAAACGATAGTACTGAAGGATGTTGCGACCCCTCAGCGTGTAATTTTGACCCAACAGTAGATGTATGTATATTAAGTCGTTGCGAGTATTGTTGTGCGGAAGATGATGATTGTGAAGATGGGCCTACTACTGATGAATGCGAAGATGAGAATGGAAATATTTTACCAGATTGTGTACAACCAGAATGTCCAGATCCTACTAATCCTGAGTGTGATACTCCTGTAGTCGATCCTTGCCCAGCAAATGTAGATTGTCCAGGGCCTCCAAGTCCTGAGTGTGTAATACTAGGAAATTGCCCGGAAGACGGAGAAGGAGGAGACGATGACGAGGATGTAATAATTGATGACGAAGTAATTGAAGAAGTTGTATGTCAACCTGCTTTAGGAAACTATGAGACTTTTGATGAAGTACGAAGCGCAGCTATGACATGCTCTGCATCTGAAGGATCTAAACTTCTTTTTAAACTGCGTTCTGGGGTTAAGTACGATAAAACAGATTTAATTAAACTTACACTTATTAATTATTTGTTTAATTTTGCTATTAACGAAACTTGCATGGCTACGTGCAATGAAACTGATGATGCACGAGCAAAACAATTAGGAGTACACAAAGCATCTTGTAAGGATAGGTGGATTGCTGGAGGAAGACAAATTTGGACTCCTACAAGCACTTACGGTAAAGGAGCAGTTGTAGGAGTATTAAGACTTGAAGCAGGTAAAAATCGCTTAGAGTATTTTAAAACTGTTGCTCCTATAGGATCAGGCGATGCTCATCCTAAAACTAAACTTTCAAAAACCGCTTCAGCTAAATGGGCTCCTTGTATTACTACTAGAGGAAAAGGTTTTAATGAAACAGGTCAAATTCCATATGTTAATACATTCTATGAATTTATGACTAAATTTTGTGAGCAGTGTAGTGTGTACACAGGATCATCTACGTCAGATGAATACACAGAAACCTTAATTAGAACTCCCCAAAGTGATGGAGCATCTTCTGGGATTGTAGACGAAAACGGTAACGAAATAAAACTTTTCTAAAATGGCATTAAGAGCTAAAGATTTAAGCAAAAAAACTAAAAGCAGTACTACTACTAGTGAAGTACTAATTCTTCAAAATACAACTACAGCTAAGGCAAGTCAATTTCCTCTGGATGATGTCTTTCCTATGCTTCAAGACGGTAGCGCATCTTCCGGAACTAAAGCTTTAACAACTGCTTTAGGAGTTTCTGCACCTACCTCTCTTTTTGTAGGGGGCGGGTTTGGGAGTAGTATTACAGGAAGCGATAAGAACACTTTAATATTTAAAGGACTTCGATCGAATGATACAGTTATTGAAATTAAAAACGAAACTATAGCTGCTGATCCTTCAAAAGGAAACCTAGTAATTGATTTTAATCAAAGTGTACTTGATTTAAGTGCATGCAGCAATACTAGTTCTGCATTTTTAAGTACAGTTAATCTCGCTTCTAATGTAGGAGCTACTATACTTCCTGTAGCTAATGGAGGTACTGGTGTTGCAGCTCTTGCTGATAAAGCTGTTTTAATTACACAAGATAGTGGAACAGAT